AGACAGGATTTCCCCCCTGTCCTTGTTAATTTTGAAGAGGTTTGGTCTCATTGAGTTCTTTGATAGAATCGTAATAGATTTTCAACCCCACTTTCCCTAAGGTCACATTTCTTACGGTCTTACGATCGTAGAAATAGGATCTTAGATGAACGTCGGGAAGGAATTCCGTTATGAAATTGTCAAGGTTCTCATACGAGGCGTTGATATTGGCTTCGGCTTTTGTCAACAACATACCCATCTTTAAGGCTAGTAAGGCCATGGGATGAGAACTTGTCTGGAGATGCACTAATACCATATCAGAAACGTGGTTACCCTCGCTCTTGGCGATAGGATTAATGATCTTCTCAGTAATTAACTTACTGCGAAGCATTGACCCTTCGTCCATGAACGTGGAGATTCTCTCTTCGAATGCTCGAAAATAGTGAACGACCATTGTAGTATACAATGTGTCTTCACTGTTTAAGGCACACCATGGAAACCCAAGATTTATCTTGGCCTCCACAGTGGACCTGAATACGAGCACAATCGAAAGGAGACGCTTCCCTTTCTGTGAAAGGAAAGAGAAGCACTCCGGGGCATAAAGTTCTGAACCAGGTAGAACGACATTCCAACGTCGCTGTAGAAATTTTATGAAGTCAGGTATCATGTACAAGGTCTTACGACAAGAGACAATCAAGTCAATAGGGATGCCGCTAAGCTCATCTTCATTTAAGAAGATTCGTTTTGCGAACTCCCCGTAGATTTTGGTTCCTTTTGAGATAAAACCTTTGGACATGTTAATCTTGACTCCACATTTTTCCATGCGATCGCGGTAAACCGTAGCAACCTGCTCATCCATTATGGCCACGTCGTCTCCGAGGATAACGTAGTTGCTGTAATACGGATCATTGGCACACCATCTGATAAAGATGTGATGTGTCAATGCAAATGTAGCCCATGATGACAACGCACCTAGAGGCTGTCCTCTTTCCCATGAGAAAATCCTATCTTTTAGATGAAATTTTCGCTTAATGGAAATTACCTCCGACCACAGCTTCCCAATGGTCTCCCCGAATATCTTGTTGATAACAAGGATTTGGAGAGAAATTGGAAACCTGTCGGTTGCTGAAGATAGATCGAGAGATGCGCAGTACCCAGAGGATTTCGCTTTTGCTCTAACAAGAGCAAAACCGTCTTCCTGTGAGTATGTGGCATCGCTCTTTATATCTCTCAGACGGGACATCAGTGTATCATGGATCCACTTCAATGCTGACTGCGAGTAGTAGTCGATAATAGCAATGTTCCTTGTCTTACCTCCTCCTTCCGAAAGTTGTGAAACCTTCGAGTGGATTGAGTCTGGCAAAGGCTTGTCCTTTATCTTCTCTATCGCGGAAATCATTGACAATAGATCCTTGTATATTGATCCCCCAGTAATTTTCAGTAAGGCGAGAACCGATTCTAAAAGTGGTTTATCATGGAAAAGGGCGATAGCATCTCTGTGTGCTGTTCTCAGCATGGGACCATTTGGTCCGTTTGCAGAACTAAGGTATCCAAGGTACTCACGTTGAGTCTCTGGATTTGGCTTAGTGCTTCTTACCATGAAGTTCGGGCATCTTTTGAGAAAAGTCGCGAAACTTTCCATCAACTCTGTGGCAACTGGGGCTCCCCCCTCAGTGATGGCTGAAAGGTCATCACTAGGCGCGAGTCTCAGTAGCTTGTACAGATTTAGGATAGTCATTCCGATTCGCTTCTCGAAGACTGACCCGGTCAAAAGGGCAATAAGAGGTCTAAGGTCCCTAGGGATCTTAGTTCCACTTATTGTCCTTCTCCTTGGTACAGGCTCGAAGTCGATCTCGAGAACAACTGATGTTCCTACTCGATGATAGTCTTTATAAAGTTTAACGGTCTCCTTAACTCCCTTGTTGGATAATTCCTTCAAGAGAGAAGCGGAAAACTTCTTAAACGATTCTGGATCATATTGAACTTCAATTCGTCCTAACCTCAATAACGAGATAACACTCTTTATGAAAGGTTC